GACCAAGGGCTGATGGGCATCGATGACAAGATCCTGTCGTTCAGATTCACGGCAGAGGCGGTCGGGATGAACATCATCGAGGTCACTTGGACAACGGGACAGGACATCTGGAAGTCCAAGGCTCTGATGGAGGTCAAGGAATGACCGCATCGATGAAGAGCAACACCATCGTCGACTCGGTCGGGATCAGCCCGAATCCGATCGACACAAGGGAAACGTTCATCGCGGATGTCCAAGCCCGTAACAGGATGAAATGGGGAGATTACACCTCCGACAAGTGGTCGGAGGTATCCTCCCTCGTTTGGGGATGATCCAATGGCAAGTTACACGACCAACTACAATCTCAAGAAACCAGCCTCGTCGGACACCGTGGATGTCGCTGACATCAACGGCAATATGGATGCGATTGACACCGCTCTGGCATCGAAAGCGGATAGTGCCGACCTCGCAATCGTTGCGACCACGGGAAGTTACAACGACTTGTTGAATAAGCCCGACCTAACGACCAAGCTGGATAAAGTGACATCGACCTCCGCATACCCTCGCCTTTATTCCGTGAACGAGGCTGGAACGAACAGTACGACTCTATTGGCATATGGAAGTGCGATAGAGTGGAGCATAGCGGGGAGGGATGCGAATGGTGCGATATACACGGGTGCGCCGACCGCAGATGCCCATGCTGCCACCAAGAAGTATGTAGACGATGCCATCAGCAATGTCGAGGTATCCTCGATAAAGACGTTCTATGGGCTATCTCCCTCATCATCCGCAGAGCCGTCCAAGGCAGTACCGTCCGGGTACACCCCGATCGCATACTTACAGGACAATGCCAGCGGATGTATAATGACCGACTACTACTTCAGACCCGGATGCAAGGTCAAGTTCAAGGGTCGGTTGGATAGCGACTACGGAGGAGCAGACTCGTCGTATTTCGGTTGTCTGGAGTCCGGCAAGATAACAATGCTGAACAACTACAATGGATACTACGAGTTCTTCGTGGAGGGGGAGAGACCGAACATCGATTCGAGTGGAGGACTTAATCTCGGCAACGACTCCGACTACGAGGTCGACTTCACATCTGGAGCGATCCGCGTGGTAAGGGATGGGGTCACGCTATGCTCGTCCGATGCAGAGGTCGCTATGGAGTACACCAATCCCCTGTTCCTTATGTCTTTGAACAGTTCGACGAACTATCTGAAGGGCAGACTGTACTACTTCCAGATCTACGACTCGGACGGTGCGCTGATCCGCGACTACGTCCCCGTCCAGAGGGACTCTGATGATGCGATCGGGATGTACGATCTCGTGGGAGGCTCATTCCTGTCAGCATATGGCACAATCCTGTCTGGCGGAGACAACGGATGCTACACCGAGGACTACTCGGAGCCTACCGCATCTATGCCGTATCTCTGGTCGTTCACGAGGATCTCGATGAGCGATGGCTCGGAGATAGAGACAGAGCATCAGATCATCAAGACGTACCAAGGCGGATCTGGTCTGACGATAACGACCTATGGAGGGATGTGAGATGGGAGCATACGAACTGACGGTTAAAGAGGTCTACTCGCAAGGAAACTGCAAGAGAGCGAACACCCCGGGATCCTACGATATATATGACGAATGGGACACGCTGGTGGTAATGACCACCGAGGACACCCTCGCGATCTCTGGATCGAGTACGGGCATCTACGGGAGCAGCAACAATCTGATATACCCCGATATGGGCGATTATCCAGATGCCCTCAAGAGCGCGACGTATTGGACGAAATCCCCATACGGATACTACTTCAGCACCAACTCGCCACTCACGTTCTCTGAGGAGGGGGTGTACACATTCGCAATGAGGTCCGTATATGAAAACGGCTCGTGGACTAACGCGACATTGACGGTCGCGGTGGTATCGCCCATCGCTCTGGAGGCTGGACACGATTACATCCTGTCGTGCAAGGATGCGTACTCCGACGGGGTATCGGGCATCCAATCCATCACGCAGTCCGGCAACTCGCTGAACGTGTATAGCAAGTCCCCGTTCGATCTGGCTGATCTCGGCATCGGAACCGATACGGGCGATGCCAAGGTCATCGTCAACACCCCGGAGGGAGTAGCCAATGCCAAGAACTACGGCAAGAGGTCGAAGTGGGTCGAGATCGCTGACAAGAAGATGCCGCTTATCGTAGATAATAGAAACTCAACATCGATGCCGAAAATATACGCTCCGTGCGACTATATGATCGAATATACAACGGATATTGGGGCTGACGATGGAGAGTATTGGAGATCCACTCAGAGATTCATCATCCCCAAAGGAACGGAACTCGGTGGGAAAGATCCACAAAGGGGGCTGGGCGTATATCCATCGGTAAGTTTCTCCGGGGCGATCATCAATAAAAATAGTGGGAAGATGAATGGATTGTTCGTTATTGATTGCTTATATTCGAGTGCATCACAGACTCGGTATCTAAACCCCACACTCTACACCGCGACCTCGTTGGGTGGCAGTTACACCTCTGGAGACTACGATTTGACGGTTTACAAGCGCGTAGAAGAGTAAACGGTTTATGGGGGGGTCTCCCCCTCCATCATTCCTCTTCGTCCCTCTTCTTCAAGATCTCTGCCCTCTCCTTATTCGTGGGTCTCCCACGCTGGCGGTCGGAGTAACGGTACGGATTGATCCTCTGAGAGCAACGACGGACGTGCTTGGTAACGAATTGGTAGGTCTCATCAGACAGATCCACATTGCAGTAGGGGCAGCGACGGACACCGTCGCGGATAATCACATCTCTCATATCGGATGGATGCCGAACCCACGATATAAAATCTAATCGAGGGATTCAGATTAACCCCCAGACGGTTATTTTTTTCGTGCCGAAAGGCAGGAAACAACTATGGCAGACGAAGACACGATGATGTCCTCCGATATGACCTCCTATCAAAAGTGGGAGCATGGCATGATCGAGGACATCTCCCACGACACGGATGCCCTCGCCCCGATTAGTCATTTATTCCCCTACTAAATTGTATTCAAAGCATCGGTTAAATACCCCGAACCCGTACCAAAAGGTATGGTAAAAAGGCTCGATCTGATGGGTCAGAAGTTCAACAGGCTCACGGTCATCGGAGTGGCTGAGAACTCCAAGGCTGGCAAGTCCCGGTGGGTATGCAGATGCGACTGTGGGAACACCTCCATCGTTACAGGATCGGACTTGAAGAACGGGCATATACGCTCGTGCGGATGCCTAAAGGACGAGATCAACTCCACCATCCACACGGTCCACGGGATGACCCAAGACCCCATCCACGCTTGCTGGAACAATATGAAACAGAGATGCCAGAACCCGAAAGCATCCGGCTATCCCCTCTATGGGGGCAGAGGGATAAGGGTATGCGATGAGTGGCAAGACTTCCAGACATTCTACGGATGGGCGGTCAGCCACGGATACGAGGAGGGGCTGACGATAGAGCGCATAGACGTGAATGGGAACTACTGCCCGGAGAACTGCACTTGGATCCCGAAATCGGAACAGAACAACAACACCCGTCAGAACCACTATCTGACTTATGATGGGAGGACTATGCCCCTCAACCAATGGGCGAGGGAGATTGGGATAACTTCGGCATCGCTACGCTACCGCATCCGCGCTGGATGGGATGAGGGGAGGATCTTCACGGAGGGGGCGAAGAGGAACGAGCTGATAGAGTACAGGGGAGAGAAGAAGAGCATCAAAGAGTGGGCGGACGAGTACGGCATCGCGTACCCTACGCTCGTCACACGTCTGCATAATATGAGCATCGAGGATGCGCTCACAATGCCCGTCCAGATGGAGCATAGCCGTCGTAAGTACAGAGGCGGACACTCCGATTCGCGAGCATTGACCCCATAATTGCGAAAAATCTGCAAATCGCAACTAAATACTCCGATAATTGCGAGGATCACAGAGATCGCAATTATCGACCCTACCAGCAACCTACCAACACCCCACCAGATTGGTAGGGGTTATTCCCACGAGGCGGAGGCTCCAGGACGAGAAGACGAGGATCATCAGCGAGTTATGCCTCGCGGACGAGGTCTACCGCAAGATGTTCGACGAGTACCGCACGCTCGTGAACTCGGCATACATCGCCAAGAAAGAGGACAAGGCAGACCGACTCGGTCAGATTTTTTTAAAAACTATGCCGATGGGCTGGTATGACAGTTCCCTCAATCACGATCAAGAGCTGGACGGGAGACCCGTCCGAGAGGTTCACTCACGAGGATATGGCTCGCATCGAGGCGAACCTCAACACGATGGCTACGTTCTACGGAGTACCGACCCAATCGTTCACGACCCCCACGAGGGCAGGGCAGTTATTGGCAGCAGATGCGCAGAAGATCGAGGACACGATAAGGGTCATAAGCGAGATGATGGGCTGGAGCCTCCCGACCGTCAGCGATTGGGCATCCGGGAGGGGGGTCTCGTTCCGCGACTTCGAGAGGTGGGAGTCCAACCTCGATTACCTCCACGACAACGGGGGCATCATCGAGACCGACGGCAAGCACACGGTCCTCGTCACGTCCAGCGCGACCCTCCCATCGACCACCGAGTGGGAGATCCGCAACCCGTCCAACGTGGTCGAGGCATCGGGGGTCGGGTTCTCCGGCAACCACGCTTACAGGGTATCGGACGGGTCTGACACCATGATCCTCAAAGCCTACGGGGTCACGGGGAGCAACTCGCTGACGGTCACGACCGACCAAGTGGTCGATATGGTCGACTTCGTCTGCCAGATGACGGTCGCATCGTCCGTCAGCCTGTCCACGATCATGTTCAACGGGTACACGTTCTCCGCATCGGGGACCTCCACGACCATCACGGTTCCGAGATCCTCCTCGTCATACGCGGTGGCGGTCAGCCCGTCGACCAGCTCTCCGCGCTACTCCGGGCTATCGTCGACCGCCCTCTGGACTTGGCAGAACACCTCGTCCAGCGCATCGCCCAACGCTGCCACAAAGACGGTCACGATCTCCCCGACCAAGCAGGGCAACGAGATCTGGCTGACCTCCAATGGGAGTCTCGGCATCCCCGTCGGCACTTATGACGTATGGATGGTCGGTGGAGGGGGAGGGGGGTATAGCGGAACGATGCACCCCACGTCTTACTATGAGTCCAGCTTTACGAATTATGCTGGACAAGGTGGATACGGTGGCGAGATCAAGCACGCATCCAAGTCGGTCGCATCTGCCGGGAACCTCTCGGTGTCCATCGGGTCGGGGGGTTCCCGTGGCGGTGGTAGCGGAGGCACGACATCCGTCTCTGGCGCGTTCTCGATGTCGGCATCCGGCAGTTACGGGGCTGGAGGCGGAGGAGTTCGCTACCAGACCGAGTACATCATCAAGAACAACCAAGTCTACACCATGGGTCACTATGACACGGGACCGGGGAACGCATCGAGATGCCAATTCTGCGGAGGCGGAGGCGCAAGCGGTGCAGTCCAAGAGAACAATCAGTTTTACAGGACGGGAACGACCTCGTCCAACGGAGGATCTGGAGGATCCTATGGCGGTGCTGGAGGCTCGTCTGGTCTGGCTGGTTCCAATGGCACGATCATCAACGGCAAGGGCTACGGAGGTGCTGGGACGCATTACTCCAGCACATCCTCGGGAGGTGCTGGCGGAGGCGGTGGCTACGGTGCGGATGGCGGTGCTGGGCAGTCCGGCAATATGTATTGCGGAGGCGGAGGCGGTGGTGCGCTCGGAGGCACGGGCGGAAACGGAGACGGATACGGAGGTCGCGGATACGGTGCTGGCGGTGGCGGTGGACGTGCTGGCAGATACTATACGTCGAGCAACTACTACTTCACAATCGCTGGTGGTGGAGGCGGAGGCGGTCTCGGGACTGTCAAGCTCTCCGAGAACGCTCCATCTGGAACCAACCAAGGAGGTGCTGGCGCACCGGGGGCGGTCCTTATCAAGTGGATCAGCCGAGCATCCTCGGTCAGACCTTATAAAAGTTAACACCGTTAACTCATCCACCCAGACCATCATCTGGGTGGGAGAGTTCTTCCAGATGAACGCAAAAAGCATAGCGATAATGGCAGTTATCGCCCTCGCCATCGTGGGCATCGCGGTCGTTCCGGCATCCGAGTCGGCAGCAGACCCCGATGTCTACACGGTGGAGTACAAGGTCGGTGCTATGACCTACACCGACACCACCGAGGTCGCTAACTACGCTCTGAAAACGCTCTCTGCCATCGGAGCCACCGTTCCGGCTGGCAAAGAGTTCGTCGGATGGGTCGCAGAGGGAACCACGACAATCTATGTCGCTGGATCCATCGTGACCCTCACGGCAGCAACCACAACCTACGTCGCGGAGGTCGATGACATCGAGTACACCGTGACATTCGTCGAGGCAGACGGGGAGACCGTCATCGCCACCGACTCCGGGGTCTACGGAGAGGCGGTCGATGTTCCCGAGGCTCCCGTGATCGAGGGGTTCATCTCCGCTGGCTGGACCGACGGAGTGAAGACCTACACCTCCGCTGAGATCCCGGCATTCGCTGGCGATGTTACTTACAGGGCGGTCTACACCGTGGACTTCGACATCCTGTTCGTCGTGGACGGCATCACGGTCCTCCAGACCACCGTCAGCGAGTTCGACGGGGTAGCCACCCCCTCCAAGGACGGCTACGTCTTCGTCGCGTGGTATGACGGCATGATCCCCGTCGAGGTCGGAGAGCTGGCTGGATACATCGCAGAGGTCGAGGAGGATACCACGTTCCTCGCTGGATGGGAGGCTGACAGGCTGACCGTCGTGTTCAAGGCTGGCGATGACATCGTTACCACCGAGACCGTACTCTACGGAGATCTGGCGGTCGAACCCAAGGTCCCTGCCGGGTACTCCGGCTGGGATTGGGACTTCAGCACCCCCGTGACCTCCGACACCACCGTGAACGCGGTCAAGGCTCCTGCACCTGCCCCCAGCGGACTCAAGGACCCGATCATCCTGTCCGCAGTCCTCATCGTCCTGTTCGTCGCGATCCTCGTCGTGGCATTCGTCGTGTTCAAGATGCGCAAGGGCGAGCTGAAGATCAGAAAGGGAAAGAAGAACAACGAGGAGGGCAACGCATGAACGTAATCATCGACACCCCGGCGGACTTCCTGCCGTACCTGCTGATCGTGGCTATCGTGACCACGTTCATCTTCGGGTACGTCAAGGCTATACCCGCCTACAACGACAAGAACAAGGAGCTGCTCCGCAACGGCTCCATCGTGGAGAAATTCAAGTACGGGATGGACTACCTCGTCTCCGATGCCGTCGGATTCGCGGTCGTGATCGCGATGGCTATCGTGATCCCCGGAATCGTCTACGTCGCGTACTTCGGAGCAGAGCCGGACCTCGCTGGATGCCTCGTCATCGCGTTCCTCGTCTCCGCCATCGGTGGATACGGGGGAGTCGCGGTCCTGCACTCCATCATCGATACTTTTCGTGACCGCGATAAGATCGCCAAGCTCGAGAAGAAAGAGTGATCGAGCGAACCACCACAACCATCGACGGGGGGATCTCCCCCCGTCAACACCATATAGCAGCAGACCGATGAACATCCGCCCTCCCCATTGCGAAGTAGTGTTCCATAATCGGGGAGGGCAACCTCTTCTTTTTAGTTATACTATGTTAAACAAAAATGGCTATTTCCGACAAAGTCTACGGTATTTTCCTGTTTTCTGTTTAACCACGTTAAACAACTTATATATACCCAATTGCTGATTATGATAATAGGCGAAAGCCGAGAGGAACATTACTATGACAACGAACCAGATTTTCGGGAGCGCGGACGGGCTGACCGTCATCGGGAACACCGTCGAGGAACTCATCGAGCAGACCGTGAAGATCGCCCAGATTGTCGGTCGCAGGATCAAGCTGGATGTCCAGCTCGGAAAGGAGATCTACCTCGTCCGCCCGGACGGGACCGTCCAGAGGGACAGGAGCAGGGAGCATTCATTCGAGGTCGGGGGCATCTACACCCACGAGTTCTACCCCTCCAAGAAGAAGATAAAGTTCAGATGCACCGAGAGGGTCGGAGACCACATCGTCCTCAAGGAGGTCGGTGGCAAGAGGATCTTCGAGGGCGAGGTCTCCAAGGCATCCACCTATGGCGGATTCAACGAGTGCCTCAAGGTCGGGGTCATCGATATGCCCGACTACAAGCTCGTGGACTCCATCGTAGCCCACGACTACCTCGCAGAGGGGGCGGAGTGAATGACCCCGGAAGAGTGCGCTGGATGCCCCCACAGGGGTCAATGCGATATGCAATGCTGGGGACCGACCAGCATCTATTGGGAGGGGGACGAATGACTACCCTCGCCCGTATCTCGCGGAACGCGACCTCGTGGGGAGTGACGATCCTCATCGACGGGGTGCAGACCATCGCCATCGATGTCAAGAGCCTCGCAATCAACAATGCCAACGGTCGTTTTAGGCTCCAAGCCGTCGGGACGGACGGGATGCACCTATCCGCGATGGTGGACATCGTCCTTGGTCCCGAGGCTCCCGAGGACTACAAGGGGGCGGTCCTATGACCGCGACCTACGACGGGAGGCTCTCGGTCGGTCCAGCCGGGATCTCCGCGTGCTGCCGGATGATGGATGTCCTCGCTCTCCAAGGTGGGGTCTACGTCTCCAGCAAGGGCGGTCTGATAATGCTCAAGACCGCTGACAAGCCCAAGAGGGGGGTCAGCATCGCCTACTGCCCGTTCTGCGGACGGGGGGTGGAGAGATGACCGAGAGGTGCAAGATCTGCGGTGGACCGATCAACGGTCACGGACACAACGCTGATCCTCTGGCGGACGGCAGATGCTGCGACAAGTGCAACGAGCTGGTCCTGTCCGCGAGGCTGGACGGTCTGAGGGGGCGGTTCCGATGGCATTCAACCACAAGGCGGTCTCCGTGGACCTGGACACCGACGGGACCACGGACTGGATGACGATCAAGACCTACGACACCGACAGGACCACGACCACGGTCATAGTCATCACTCCAGACATCGCCAGGAGGCTCAAGCAGATGATGGAGGAGTACCTCGAGTACAAGGAGGCGGTCCAATGACCGACGGCAAGCCGAGGCTCGTCCGCATCAACGAGATGTTCCGGGTGGTCGCTCCGCTCTGCCCCTACTGCGAGCAGAACGACATGATCCGCTACGACGGGGATGCCTCCCCATCGCACTTCGTATGCGACAGATGCGGTCGCACGCTGACGAGGGACGAGGTCATCAAGGGTCAGACGGAGGCGGAGAGATGAGGATCGAATCGTACTACGACGGGCGCAAGGTCCTCGCTGAGACCACCAAGCCAGCGGAGTATCACAGATTCGACCACATCCGCCCGGACGGGTCGGAGTAGTTCATCGGCTGGTACGTCGCGCTGGAGGGCGGAGATGCTGCCGTCTGCTCGACGTGCCGTGACGATCCCCTCGTGATGGGGGTCGGGGCAGCCATCGACAAGATGGAAGAGATTAATGTGGAGGTTGTGCATAATGAGGGCAGGTGCTGAGAGTATGAGAACGGAGATAACGTATCCGGGCAAGATCAAGAAGATCGGGAACGCATTCTATGTGAACGTCCCCAAGGACTACGTCGAGATGCTGGGAGCAGCCGACGGGACCGAGGTGGATGTCAATGTAAAATTGGTCAATCCGTGACGATCGCGAGGATCAGACGAGAGAACGAACGCAAGCGCACCCCGGAGGGTAGGGATGGGATAATCACAGAAGATGCTCGCGGTGCTGACACCAAGATTGGATGCAAGGGAAGACTGCACCGCGAGCCACCCCAAGAGGGGCGAGTCAGATGACTAACATAGAATTTGATAGGGATTATATAAAAACTGACAGTTTAGAAAAATATATTTATTTATATATATCCGCGAACAGGTACATCGGGATGCTCGCGAGGACGGGAAGGTCGGATGCGACCCTCACGTCCTACACCTCGACGATGCGCACGCTGATCCAAGCGATAGGGTCCTTCAAGGGCGAGGATGCCCGGCTGGAGGATCTGACCGAGGAGGACATCTACGAGATTATGCGCATCATCGGGGGTCGTGAGCGCACCCTCAAGTGGAGATTCATCATCTTCGGGCAATGGGTCGAGTTCCAGACGGGGTCCAACATCATCCGCAATATGAAGATCCTCTGGAACGCGGAGGAGCCGGACAGGACGTTCATCACGCTGGATGAGTACAAGAGGATCCTCTCGCTCACAAGGAACGACACCGAGAGGCTCATCGTCTGCCTCGGGGCGCAGATGGGATTGAGGATGCATGAGATAGCAGCCATCAAGATCGCGGACATCTCCGACGGTCAGCTCATCGTCTCCGGCAAGGGTCACGGTCGGGGCAAGGTCGTGAGGATGCGCATTCCAGAGAGCCTCCAGAGGATGATCGCTGATTACCTCCGCAACGAGCGGAGGCGGATCCTCCTCGAGACCGAGGAGCCGGACGTGGGCATCCTGCTGCTGAACAGGAACGGGCGCGAGCGCGGAGCGATAATGACCCCCTCCGCAATCACGAGGATCTACCAGAGGATCAGCGATGACCTCGGATACCGGGTCACATCCCACGTTATGAGGAGGCTCTATTGCACCGTCCTCGCTGACGAGGGCGGACTCCGTAGCGACCTCGACACCCTCCGTCGGATGATGCGCCACGAGCAGATCGGCACGACCTTATCGTGCTATCTCAACGCTGACCCGGACAGGATGAACGAGGCTCAGAGCAAGCTCGAGGCGGCATTCGGCTTTAGCAACTGATATATATTCCGTCCGCGATAATCAAGTGGATGCAAGGGATGGGGAATCCCAATCGATGAATCGTCGTTGATAAATGATTCTTTATCGACATCGAGGATTCTTCTCTCTTCTTCCAGAGGGTATCTAAATGACAATACCTATGGAAAAAGTGTACGAGAGGATGGTCGACATCTACGATGAAGACCTCCAGAAAGCGGTCATCGACCGCAAGGAATACATCAAGACCGACTTCGAGAGGTTCCGCTTGGGTCTCAAGGAGGGCGGACTCGTCAATTCGAGGATCACGGCTCGCGAGAAGTGGGAGAACGCGGTCATCGACCACGTCATCTACCAGACGAACAAGAAGTCCGGGGTCATAGATGTCGAGCAACTCCTCACGAGGACCGGGCAGTTTGCGATATATAAATATAAATATATTTTTTCGAGCAAGCCCGAAAGTGCGCAGGAGGGGTCGGAATGACCGTCCACGAGCGCATCGCAATCGCCCAGCAGGTCATCGCTGAGACCGACTTCGCCAAGTCCGGGCAGGTGCAGGGCGGTCAGAGTTACAAGTTCATACCCATCGGGCAGATCCTCAACGCAGTCCGCAGGGCGCACTCCAAGGCTGGGATCTTCATCACTACGGGACCCCTCGAATACGACGAGGACCGTGGGGAGCGCAGATACTCCTACACCAAGAAAGGGCAGTATGGGGAGTCCGTCTGGCACGCTGCCATCGGTCATTGCGAGGTCACGGTCCACGGTGCGGATGGCGATTTCATCGCGTTCTCCGTGCCATTCGAGGCGCAGGACAACTCGGACAAGCTCACGAACAAGATCATTACCAATATCGAGAGGCAGACGTACAGGATCCTCTATGCGATAGACGAGGGCGATGCCTCCGACCCCGAGGCAACGTGGGAGGAGATGCCCGTGGCTCCGGCAACCAGAGCCGAGAAGATGGCAAAGGCTGACCCGTTCTTCAAGCAGGACGATTCTCGTGAAAAGGACATCCGCGCCAAGGCATTCGCGCTCCGCCCGACCGTCGAGAAGTTCGTCGCGGAACACTCGGACTCCGACCTCGTCAAGGACTATCTCGACCGCTACGGACCCGTGGGCGAGTGGGCTGACACGATCATCGTCAGAGCGTGGACCGAGGACTTCAAGGGGGCGAGGGAATGAGGGACATCGTGCTGATCCCCATCCGCACCTGCGGACTGACGATGCGCCAGCTCGTCGACCGCGCCACCGAACTCAAGACCGAGTACCCCGACTGCGAGATCCTTATGGACGGGGACACCTACGCGATAGTAGCCCGTCCTCGCGAGTATGTGACCTATCTGGCATACCGCTCGATGCAGTACAAGGCGATGCTCCGCTCGGAGACCCCTCGCATCAAGGGGGCGGTCGCGTGACCCAGCTCCGCATCATCGTCCTCAACTACCTCCACGACTACGAACTCTCTCCATCGGTCATGACCCTCGCAGGGGAGACCAGCATCCACCACACGATGGAACTGCTCCGCGAGATCGCTGGCGCATTCGGGGAACTCGTGGCATCGACCAAATGGGGGGTCATCAAGCCCGACCTCTGGATAGAGGAGGGGTTCGAATATATGTCGGGCAGCACCCCGATCCCGGACACCGATGGCGCGACGGTCCTCGTCCGTCTGGTGCGCGAGAGCAACATCGGGACGGGCAGGGGCATCGTCCACTTCGAGGGCATCTGCGGTGGGTTCGTCCTCAAGCAGGACCTCCCATACGGGGAGGCGGTCGAATGAGCTACCGCGACATGATCCTCGAATACCTCTCCGATGGCGAGTGGCACACCACGACCGACGTGTCGGATGCCATCGGGCTGCCGAGGGAGAGGAGGTCCACCGCGCACTTCCTCCTCAAGATCGAGTCCAAGTACGGGACCGTCGAGAGCAAGCTGGAGAAGACCCCCCACGCTATGGGCGGAGGGGTCAACCGCCTCTGGAGGCTGGTAGCGTGACAGGCTACGGATGTTGCAGATGCGGATGCGACTCCGCACCCAACTTCATCGAGTTGTACGACCCGAGGGACGGCAGCCACGGGACCCACCGCCTCTGCGATGAGTGCCAAGCCGTGGTCTGCGATGCCGTCCTCAATGCCATCCAAGAGGGGTGGTGGCGATGTCCTCGTGGGCGGACTGCCCCCTCTGCCGGACGGAGTTCCCCGTCCTCGTGGATCAAGGCGGATACTTCGGCAAGTGCAGATGCGGATACACAGTCTCCGGGGGTGCGCTCAAGGAGGCTCCCGTCGAGGAGCCTCCGATGGAGACCGTCCCCTCGGAGATCCGCAAGCTCCACCTCACGGTGTACGTCCAAGACCGCGAACACAACGGGATCATGCACGGCAGACCGACCACCACGATGGAGGGGGTCGAGAGGATCATCACGGGCGCGGTCGGCAAGGTCTGCGCCAGCATAGCAGCCGACCCCGGGCTGGAGTGGACCAAGGAGTACATCCTCCCGGAGCAATGGGACGGGTTCCTCGCGGACCTCAAGGGGAGGGGGGTCAGATGACCGACCTCGAGCCGGATGTCCTCGCCCTCGTCGGGATGGAGGCTCAGACCACCACGGACATCGTCCTCAAGATGTTCCCCACATCCGAGGCGGATGCCCGTAACCGTCGCGGAGCGGTCTTCAAGACCCTCCGCACCCTCGAGCGCAAGGGTCTGGTCGAGTCCAGAGTCGTAAGGGTGGACTCGACCCCCAATCCCCCTCGCTACTGGGCATTGCCCGGTGGCAGTTTTCCCATTCCCAAGGACATTTTACTGGAGGCATCCGAATGATAGAATCCACATCGATACAGGCATATCACGAGACAGTCAGCGAGAGACAGGCGCAGAGGGAGATCGTCTTCGAGGCGGTCAGACTCGCCAAGCACCCCTGCAACGCTGACATCGCCAGATTCACGAAGATCCCGAGGGCATCCGTCTGCGGTCGGCTCCGCGAGCTGGAACTCGACGGTCGCATATACAAAGCCGGGACCAAGCTCGACCCGTTCACTCGCAAGACCGTGAAGTGGTACGCGGTCGTTCCCAAGGAGGCATCCGAATGAACTCCAAGCAGATCCGCATCCTCGCGGAGGCATACGCGGAGAGGATGATCGTCACGCTCGATGACATCACGGTCCACGGGACCACCAAGGAGGTCTGGATCAACCAGATGATTCGGGATGCCGAACTCATCCGCCAGCCGGACGGCTCCCTCTCCATCGTCGGGGACGGCATCACGGTCCTCATCCGCACCACCGACCCCATCGACGAGCCTACCATCGAGAGGATAGGCTCGGCAACCCCGTCGGGGGATTACCGATGACCCTCTACCGCATACAGGACATCGCGAGGCTCGACAACGAGAGGCTCAGATACGAGACGGCTGCCGAGATCCTCGAGGGCATCATCGAGAAGATGGGACCCCACACACCCGAATCGGCAGCCATCGGGTTCACGATCGGCTACCTCAAGGGTCGCATCGCGGACATAGATGCCCAGCTCAGAGAGGCGGAGGTGGAGGCATGACACCTCCCAAGGTCAAGGCTCGCGCCTGTACCTCGTGCAAGCACGGGGTCAAGCAGATGTCCACGGACTACAACGGGCGCACCGAGTACAGATACGTCTGCGGTCGGGATCAGAGACCCATCGCGGTGGTCGACTTCGCGTGCGGATTGTGGGAGGCGGAGGAATGATGCTCGACCTAATCGACATTCTCTCCACCGGGGAATGGTTCACGACACAGGAGATCGCGGACAGGCTGCTGGCGAGGGACCCGGTCAGATACAGGACCGTAACCAAGCAGTACGTCGGGATGAAGATTGGCAAGCTCCGCAGACAGAACTACCCCCTCGAATCCGACGAGGTCTGGGAGCCAGCCATCCACGATTGGATCTGGAAGGTAAGGATGGAGGTGGCGGTCGAATGATAGTGATTGAACACGATGTGAATGGGCGGATGGCATCGAATGACGGAGCCACTTTTAGATGCACGATAAGGCTGGAATCTATCTGCACTTCCGAGGAGTACAGGAGACTCCTCTCGATGCTGGTTGATGGCAAACTCATTCTCAAGGAGGCGGTCGAATGACCGCCAGGAGGATCAAGGACGAGGCTCCGATCCTCGTCAAGGTGGAGCAGGTCTTCGCATCCTCGATGTGGAGAGCCATCGGCTCCGACGGGCTGCTCGTCCTCGGATAGTCCGAGGAGTGCGCCAGAGCATCCTACGACCGTCTGAGGGGGGATGCCCGATGGGGGTCTGCGAGGAGGCTCTGGAATGCCTCAACGGTCGCGGATGGATGACCGTCTCGGACATCGCCAGCATCATCGGGAGACCGCCCTCGTCGGTCACACGCGCCCTGCTGGTCGCTGAGAAGTACGGGCAGGTCGAGAAGATGGTCGAGCATCGCGGACCCCAGCCGAGATACCATTGGAGGCTGGCGCGATGGTCGACAGGCGCAAGCCATCGATCTACGAGGGGATTGAGAGGGGCAACGTCAAGCTCAGACCCTCGGAGGTCCCGTACTACGAGATGATCCTCGACTACATCCGCGACCACCCCGGATGCACCAGAAAGGAGGTCGAGGAGAACGTCGGTTCCCATTCATCGACATCGATCCTCATCGCGATCGCCATCCAGACGGGCAAGGTCACGGCACGCGGTCACACCCCTCAGAAGCTGGAGATGGTCGAATGACCGACTGCAAGCGGTGCTTCTACCACGGCAAGCACTATGCCGACGGCAAGGTCATCAAGGGGATGGAATGCTCGATGGAGGAGTTCCACCCTGATCCCGGCAACTGCCCGTTCTTCGTCGAGTGGAGGGGTCGCGGATGCTGAGAGTCATCGAGTTGTTCGCTGGCATTGGCGCACAGGCATCCGCGCTGGAGAGGCTCGGCATCGAGTTCGAGTCGATAGTCTGCGAAAAGGACCCTCAAGCATACAAGGCATATTGCGCGATCCACGGGGACACCCCCAACCTCGGGGACATAACCAAGGTCGAGCATCTGCCCGAATGCGATCTGCTGACCTACTCATTCCCTTGCCAAGACCTCTCGATCGCTGGGAGGCAAGCCGGGATGGTCGAGGGTTCGGGAACGAGATCAGCCCTGTTGTGGGAGGTCGAGAGGCTGCTCCAGGATATGGCTGAGAGGGGATGCCTCCCGGAAGTCCTGTTGATGGAGAACGTCGATGCGATTCTTCACAAGAGCAACAAGCCCCATCTGGAGCGGTTCATCATTCGCTTGAATGCGCTCGGCTACACCTCATCGTATGCGGTGCTGAATGCCAAGGACTTCGGAGTACCGCAGAACAGGAACCGCTGCTTTATGGTATCCACGCTCCACAGGGGGACGTTCAAGTTCCCGGCTGGAAGACCGCTGGACAGGAGGCTCAAGGACGTTCTGGAGGACGATGTGGACGAGTCATACTACCTCTCCGACGAGCGCATCGCCACTTTTGAACGGCACAAGAAGAGGCAGATCGAGAACGGACGGCACTTCGGATGGAATCCGCTCGATCCAGAGAGAGAGAGAGAGGCGAGGGCATTGACAACGGACGTGACGAGGGCGGCGACAGGAGCGTTCATCGTGGAGCATCCGTCATCGGCTACCTCGGAGGGGGTAAAGTGACCCAGCACTATGCGGTCTACGACCGCGACGGGATCAGCCCCACGCTGGCTGCTTGCGACTCCAAGGACCCGACCAAGATCGAGGAGGTCAAGGAATGACCGAGAGACCCAAGGTCATAAAGACAGGGGACCTCAACAACGGCTCCGCTCAGAACGGGGCGGTCTATTCCCCCGACGGGTTAAGCCCGGTATTGATGGCATCCGCTGGAGCCAAGAACAATTATGTGAGGATCGAGGAACCGCAGACCGAGGAGGCTGGCATCCAGATTGCCGGACTCCTCACGGACACGGCATTCGAGCAGGCGCAGAGGGTCTATGACCCCGACGGGTGCGCTCCCTCGATGAAAGCACGCGACCACAAGGAGCCGATGAAGATCCTCGACCCGACCGACAGGTGCATCGAGACGGGGAGGCTGACGGGCTGGTCCTACGAGAAAGCCGGACGGGTCTACTCCCCACAGGGATGCGCCCCGACCATCGAGACCCCCACGGGCGGTGGCAGGATGCCGCGCATCGAGGAGGAACCCAAGTGCTTGGAGATTCCCGTCAAGGCTATGGTACGGGTCCGCAAGCACCCCATCGACGAACAGGAGTTGGTCGCGTACCTCCGCGATGCGAGGGAGAGGTCGGGCAAGACCCTCTCGCAGATCTCCGACGAGTTGGACGTGCCTCAGACGATGGTCGAGCATTGGTTCAGATTCGACTGTCCGGCTATCCCCAGCCCGGAGGTATGGGAGCCTCTCAAGACCGCGCTCGGAGTAGGGGGGGGGGGTACTCCGTACGACGAGGCGGTCACGGAGTTCGAGGTCCGCGAGGGCAGATTCGACCAAGCCGACCGCGCATATCACGAGTCGGGAGTATCGCCCACGGTCACGGCTAACGGACCGTTCAAGGCGGTGGTCGGGGACAACGATCCCGATGAGACGGTCCTCTGGTACAACGGAGCCGACAAGCGCGGATACTCCGAGGCACGGGAGGGGGACGGCTTGAAGATCTACCCCGACCCATCGCGCGAGAATAGCGGAGGGACCGTCAAACAGGGGATCAGCGGTGCGCTCAACACCTACAACGGGTGCGGAGCCGGGACCGTGGTCCGCCAGCCCGAATCCGAGCCGGAACTCCGCATCCGCTATCTGACCCCTCGCGAGTGCTTGAGATTGATGGGTCAGCGCGATGAGGACATCGACAGGATCTTCGCTGCCGTCCCGTCCAAGACCGCGCAGTACCGCCTCGCAGGGAACTCGATAGTCGTGGACGTTCTGGTGGAGATCTTCAAGGGCATCTACATCGACGGGGACTTCGCCCCAGCCAAGCCGGGGCAACGCTCTCTGGATGATTGGCGAGGATGTCTGGCTGGTGGTCTTATGTTTAACCAAGTTAAACAACTAATATATACTGACCCGTCCATCCTTATGATGGCGATAAGCCAGAGGAACACTACTATGACAACGATGACAGGGGGCGGATGCCCGTGATTATGCTGGAACTGTACGCTGGAACGCGCTCCATCGGGAGGGCATTCGAGCGGAGGGGACACACCGCCTACTCCGTGGAGTGGGATAAGAGGTTTGAGGACATCACTTGGTACGGGGATGTCGGGGAACTGACCGTGGACAGGATCAGGGAGATCTGCGGAGGCAGGCTCCCCGATGTCCTATGGGCATCGCCCGACTGCACGACCTACTCGGTGGCAGCCCTCCACACCCACAGGAGGCAGAACCCCGTCACGAAGTACCTCGAACCGCAGACCGACTACGCGAGGAGGTGCGACGAGACCAACACCAAGACCATCGCGCTCATCAAGGAACTGCTCTCTCTCTCTCCTCGGATGCTCTACTTCATCGAGAATCCGCGTGCCTGTATGCGCAAGATGCCGTGGATGGTCGGCATCCCCCGTTATACCGTCACATACTGCCAGTACGGGGACACGAGGATGAAACCGACGGACATATGGACGAACCACCCCGACCCCGGATTCAAGCCACCGTGCAACTACGGGGACGATTGCCACGACCGTGCGCCCCGTGGGACGAGGTGCGGAACGCAGGCACTCAAGGGTTCCAAGGATAGGTCGAGGATACCCGATGCCCTCTGCGACCACATCGTCAGCATCTGCGAGGACTATGTCGACGGGGTCGACACTCCGAGGCTGGGGATGGGATTCCAAGCGAGATTGGAGGCATTCCAATGAACAACCCCGATTGGAGGGATGTGGACGGGACCGTCATCCTCCAGATCCCGGACGAGATGCCGTACAGGGAGGTGCTGGAGATCGTGAGGATGGTCTCGGACGTTACCAAGTGCGAGGGAGGGTACGAATCCGCATTCACTTGCGGAGGGGACATCCTGTTCTTCCATCTGACCGACTGCGAGAGCGATTAGCTCTACGACCGCCTCGTCCAGAGGTTCGGGGAGGACTACACGGACGAGACCCTCGTCTTCGTCTACGATGACGAGTCCCCGGAGGAGGACGATGAGCGAGACCGTCTGCATCGCCTGTTGGAGGATCATCCCCGACGGGGAGGACATCTACTTCGATGACGGGGAGCCGTACTGCTCCGACTGTTACGAGAGGATCATCGGGGGGATGGAATGAGCGCATCCTCTCCCTGTTTCGGCTACGGGGGGGATGCCCCCCAGCCGAACCTCCGCAAGCTCCAAGCCCTGTCGCTGGATGACAAGATCCTGTACTCGTCGGTCAAGATACGCGAGTTCTATATCGCGATGAAAGGTCAAGTCTACGTCTCGTTCTCCGGGGGCAAGGATAGCACCGTGCTGCTCCACCTCGTGCGGAGCATCTATCCCGACGTTCCAGCCGTCTTCGTGGACACGGGTCTGGAGTTCCCGGAGATCCGCGACCACGTCAAGACCGTCGACAACGTCGAATGGGTCAAGCCGGAGATGTCGTTCAGACGGGTCATCCAAGAGAAAGGCTACCCCGTCATATCCAAGGAGATCTCCCATTGGGTCGACCTCGCCCAGCGCGGATGCCCGTCGGGAATCAAGCAGATGTCCCTTGATACGAGGTACGGCGGCAAGAGGTACGAGTACCTCGTGGATGCCCCGTTCAGAATCTCGAGGGACTGTTGCGACATCCTCAAGAAGAGACCAGCCAAGAAGTACCACAGGGAGACGGGCAGATGCCCCTATATCGGCATGAGGGCGGACGAGGGCAACCAGAGGTCATCCAAGTGGGAGAAGACCAAGGAGAACAACCTCGAGGCGGAGATACCGACCTCCAATCCCCTCATGATCTGGACCACCGAGGACATCTGGAACTACATCAAGCGGTTCGACCTCCCCTACTCCAGCATCTACGACAGAGGATACCCTCGGACAGGGTGCATCTTCTGTATGTACGGGATCACGGTCGACCGCGATCGGTTCCTCAAGCTCAAAGCCACCCATCCAGACCTATGGGAATACTGTATGCGCCCCATCGAGGGGGGGGGGCTTGGCATGAGGGAGGTTCTGGACTACATCGGCATCCCGTCTGGATGCGGTCAGACCTCGCTGATCCAGTTCGCGGAGGAATCCGAATGAGCGGAGTCCTCCTCGTGGACGTGGACTCCACGATCCCCAACCTCGCCCTTATGCACATATCGAGCTGGAAGAAGAGCGAGGGCTGCCAAGAGGTCGGGTTCAACGTGCAGGACCCTGACGAGGTCTATGCCTCGTGCATCTTCAAGTGGAACGCTCACAAGGTCGACGGTCTCCGCTACTTCTATCCCAACGCGAAGATCGACATCGGGGGGGGGGCAATTGACCTCCGTAAAAAACTTCCAGACGAGGTGGACAGGATGATGCCCGACTACTCCCTCTACCCGGAGTGCGACTACGACCTCGGATTCACGACCAGAGGGTGCAACAGGGGATGCTCGTTCTGCGTAGTCCCAAGGAAAGAGGGGAAGTTCCACATCAACCAGCACCCCTCAGAGTTCCACGACCCCAGCCACAGGGCGATCATGCTGCTCGACAACAACATCCTCCTCGACAAATCGTGGTTCTTCGAGGTCACGGACTGGATCATCCAGAACGGGATGAGGATCGACTTCAACCAAGGATTGGACATTAGGCTGATGGACAAGGACATCGCCAAGAGGATCAAGGAGCTGAGACCGATGAAGATATGGCATTTCGCATTCGATTCGATGAATTACAGGGACGAGGTGGAATCGGGCATCCAGATGCTCAAGGATGCCGGGATCGACCTCAAGAACAAGGCTAACTGGTACGTCTACATACACGACGATAGCCAATACGAGGATGCCCTCGAGAGGTGCGAGATCCTCCGGGCGCACCGCTGCTTGCCATACATAATGCTCAATCGCGATGCCGAGAAGACACAGAGGATGACCGACTTAAAGAGGTGGACGAGACCCCAGATCTTCTTCACGACCGACTACGGGCAATACAAGGGCAGAGCCTAAAACGACAATCAATCAATTTTAACTGCAAGATTCGTGAAAAAATCACGGAAACGCGACATAAAATCAAGGGAATGATGAGATGGAGGATGACGAATGACAGAGATGTGGCTATGCCCAGCGTGCGGAGAGGGATTCTACCGCCAATGCGGTAACGACCGCTATTGGTGCGCTATGTGCGAACACGGGTACGAGATCAAGGACTTGGGGTCTATGCCGATGGGTCTGGATGACGATCTGTTCGGAGGGGATGAGCGAATGACCGAACTCTTCACAACTGTTCATAACTCGTCAAATGAAGAGTTGAAACCGTGCCCGTTCTGCGGTGGGAATGTAAAAATCGAAAGGAACTCCGTCGGAATCGTCGAAATAGAGCATATAGACGATGGTGAGTGCATCCTCAATGTATTGGATTCGTTTTGGGTAGGAGAATTGGAGATATTCATCGATGGATGGAACAGGAGAGCGAGAGAATGACTGAACTCAAGCCCTGTCCGTTCTGCGGAGGCAGACCCGTCTTCTGGGATTCCCCGGACACGCTGGTCTGCCACGGGTGCGGAGTACGGGTCAGCATCCAGAGGTACACGAGGATGAACGGGCAGACAGTCGCGGATATATGGAACAGGAGGGAGAGCGAATGAGCTGGGAGAAAGACACCAAGCATCACGATGCCGTCGGGAGGGTCTGGTGGATCATCGCCAAGGCGAATGTCAAGGGCAACACGGTCCTCGGGGTCGCCATGCGGATGACTGGCGCACCGAACATCTACGCGATAGCCGTGGTCGATCCCGACAGACCCGACACCGCCAGCGTGCTGCTGGACGATGGGTTCACGACGATATACGAGAACTTCGACGGGTTCGAGGGCGCATCAGCCAGCACCCGGTGGACACACGATGGAGTGAGCCATTCCTCGGCATCGGGGACCCGTAGGAGGGAGTGGAGATGATCGACACCCCCAATGCCGGGCAGACGTGCAGACAATGCCGTCACTACGAGGAATCCCATCCGTACCAAGACAGATTCTTCGGAAAGATGTACCTCAAGGACTACTGCGCCAAGCAGGGACACAGGATCGTCATCGAGAACGGGGAGTGCTGCCCCCTGTTCCTCAAGAGGCTCTACTCGTCAGATTCTAAATAACCCCGATGCCGTCCAGATCGTGCGTACTCAGGTACCTCGTACTTCGGCACACCAGAGGGTCCCCATCTCTCAGTACCCTATTCCGGGGACCCTCTACCCCTCTTTTTTTGTCAGACCTTATAAAACTTAACGGTGTTAACTCAACCACCCAATCGGGGGGTATAACCGAGTATGACACGCGAGAATGCCCAAGGAGGCAGTTATGGCTGACGGCAAGACGGTCCGTCATTACTCGAAAGAGGACAAGGCGGAGGCATTGCGCAGATACTTCGCTGGCGAACCGCCCAAGACCATAGTCGAGGATCTTGGGATCCCTCGCAAGACGTTCTACAATTGGGTCAATGCCGCCAAGGGCAATGGCACAAAGGAACCTCGCACGCGCGAGCGCGACAATGTCGTGCCAAAGGTTGTGCCAATCGAAGATGGCACAGAGACACTCATCGCAAAGGCACAAGTGCCGAACTATATGGAGTGCATCTCCATCCAATACGAGTACAATAAAGTCCAGCTCCAGACCGCTGCCATCAACGGGTACTGCGAGGGGATGATCGTCACGGCTGATCTCCTCCGGGATGCCCTCGCCATAGAGGACACCGAATCGAGGGTCTATTCCACGCTGGCAGTCCTCAAGGAGCGTAGGCAGATCTCCGACCGCATCATCAAAGCGTTCACGGACGTGTCCGCATCCTCGGACGAGTACCAGAAGATATTCGGCAGATTGTTCGGCATCGAGGAGGCAAAGGAATGACCGTCCAAGCCCTCAAGCCGTTCTCCGACGAGGTCTGGAGGCGCATCCGCACGCAGGACAAGCTCCAGTTCTACGAGGGTCCGGTCCGTTCCGGCAAGACCCTCGCCACGCTCATCTCCCTTGCCGGGTTCATAATGACACACGACGTGGAGCAGGGGATCATGTCGGGCAACACACAGGCATCGGTCATCCGCAACTGCGTGAAGTCCAAGCCCGGTCTGCTCTCGATCCTCCCCGATGCCACCCTCGTGGAGAGGGACGGCTCCAAGCAGATCCTCGTCCCCAAGGGCAACGGCAAGGAGGTAGTCATCTACCTCTTCGGTGCGGACAAGGCTGACTCGGAGGACTCTCTGAGGGGTCTTACCATCGACTTCTGGTATGCCGACGAAGTTACTAAGCACCACCTCAACTTCATAAATGAGGCTTTCTCGCGTTCGGCAGCATCCGACCATCCCTTTATGATCTGGACGAGCAATCCAGAAAGCCCGAACAACCCCATCTACAAGGAGTACACCGATAGGTTCCTCGCGATGTCCCCGGAGGACAACCTCGCATTCGGAGGCTATCACGAGTTCCACTTCCAGCTCTCGGACAACCCCGTGATGACCCCCAAGAAGATCAAAGCCCTCGAACTCAACTACACAGGGGTGGAGTACGAGAGGAAGATCCTCGGTCGGAGGTGCATCAGCGAGGGGCTGGTCTATCCGAGGGTGGATGCCTCGTTCTTCAGACCCGTGCCGGACAACGTGGACATCCGCTACTGCGCCATCGACTTCGGAACCGACCACCCGACCGTGATGGTCTTCGGAGGGATGGTCGGGCGCAACAAGAAAGATTGGCGCATAGTCGCGATGTACTACGACGAGAAGTCGGACAAGACCACCTACGACCACTACCTCTGCTTTTTGGATATGTGCGAGAGGCTCAAGGTCGACCCCAACAGGATGACCGTAGCCATCGACCCGGCAGCCAAGGTCCTCAGACTCGAATTTATGCGCCACGGGATCCAGCCCATCAAAGCCAAGAACGCGGTCTTGGAGGGGATCGCGTTCACTCGCAACGTCATCTACAACGGCATCCTCTCATTCGGACCCCTCGAAGACCTCAGACCCCTCTACGACGAGTTCGGAACCTACGCGTGGGATCGGAAAGCCTCGGAGAGGGGGGAGGACAAGCCCGTCAAGATACGGGACGATGGGATGGATGCCACACGCTACTTCGCCAACACCTTTATGAAACCCGTTATCGGAGGAATCCAATGAGCAGCAACACAGACAGTACGAGGGTCCCCCTACCCGTCGAGATAGTGGTCGACCCGGAGGTCAGCGAGAAGACGATCGAGATGGCATTCAGCCTCTGGATGGCTAACCAGCCCAGATACCAGATGCTGGAGGACTACTACCTCGGAAACCAGAGATTCGGCTCCGTCCACGACGGGCAGAACCAGATTGTCGCGAACCATTGCAAGTACATAACCGACGTTCTGGTCGGCTATCAGTACGGGAACGAGCCTCGCTATTCAACGGACGAGGGCGATGCCTACGGTCAAGCCATCATCGACCTCATGCGCAAGCAGAACAAATGGAGCGTCGACAAGGCGGTCGGCGAGGATCTCAGCATCTTCGGGGAGACCTACGAGCTGGTCTTCATGCCGAGGGACAAGGACACCCCGGACTCCATCGAGATCGACCCCCGTCACGGGTTCGTCGCATTCGCCGGGGACGTGGAGAGGGACTCCGTGTTCGGGTGCGTGGTGTTCTCCTATCTGGACGATGAGAAGAGGACGATATACCACATCTACGTCTACGATGCCGTGAACGTCAGCGAATGGGAGACCGACGGCTCGGTCAAGACCCCCCGTCAATGGAGGATGGTCTCCGCACCGATCCCCCACGGGTTCGGCAGAGTACCCCTCATCCGTTATAAGAACAACAGGCGCGGACTGTCCGACTTCGAGGGCATCATCGACTTACAGGATGCCTACAACTCCCTCCTCAGCGACAGGCAGGACAACGCGGACTCGTTCGCACAGGCGATGCTCGTCCTGTCCGGCTCGGTCATCGGGGTCACTCCCGACGAGATCAACGAGGGCAAGGAGAACCTCAAGAAACACAAGGTCCTCCAGCTCGACGATGATGCCGTGGCGCAGTACTTAGTCAAGACCACCGACGAGGCTGGGGTCCAGATCGTGCAGGATCAGTACGCGAGCGACATCCACAAGTTCGCGATGGTCCCCGACCTCAGCGATGAGCAGTTCGCCGGGAACGCATCGGGGGTGGCGATGGCATACAAGCTCTTCGGAACCGACCAGATCGTCTCCGGCAAGCAGTCCGAGGTCCAGAGGGGATTCACTCGTAGATGCAAGCTCTACGATTACAGGATAAACAATCCCACGATGTCCCCCAACTACGAGCCGAGGGCTGCCGTGGACGATATGGCGATAACGTTCAACCTCAACACACCGCAGGACCTCTCCTACATCTCGACTGCCGTGGTCCAGCTCACGCAGGGCAACATCCTGTCGAGGCGCACCGCGAGGTCGCTTATCAGCGCGATCCCCGACCCCGACAGGGAGACCGAGCTGGTCGAGGAGGAGATGAACGGGGACTCCGACAGGCTCCGCGAGACATTCGACTACGATGCCGTCGATGCCCACCAGCACCCGACCGAGGCGGACGATGAGGATCAGACCGAGGAATGACCTCGAATCGAACATCCTCGCCTACTACTCCAGAGAGGAACCGCTCCGCAAGGTGCTGGAGCGGAGCCAGAACAGGCTCGCCAAGGGGATGCTCAGCAAGGTCAGCAACATACTGACCGCTGCCGGGTATGACGGCACGGACCCGACCGTGCTGCTCAGACAGGCTGACCCCTCCGCCATCCGGGAGATCGAGCGCATCGCACAGGGTCTCCCGGATTCCCAGCGGAGGAAAGTCCTCGGCAAGCTCTACGGTCAGATAGGGTCTGGCTCGCTGACCGTCCGCAGGGCGATCCGCGACGTGATAGAGTTCGACCAATACCACGCATCCCTCGACCTCTACGACAAGGGCAAGCGTGCGCTCAAGCCCGTCGCTGAGGAGGGGATGCTCCGTGGGGAGTTTATGATCCAAAAGAGTGCAGGCATCGGCTGGGAGGTCGAGACCCCCGGGATCAAGAGGGTCGAGCGGTTCCTCGACCGCCAATGGACACAGTCGGATGCGACCGCGTTCCTCCGCCCTATGGGGCAGGTCGTGAGCGACCAAGTCGCGCAGGGTCTGCTCCTCGGGGAGCATCCAGAGGAGATCAGCCGTCGCATTAGGAACGTCGAGGACATCTCCACCGTCCGCGCCAACCGTATGGCGAGGACCACCGTCACGGCGGTCAGCAACGAGGCGCACGCGGACTCGATGCAGAGGCACGGGGTCAAGCGTTACGAGTTCCGCGCTATGTTCAACGAGCGGACGTGCGATGTCTGCGGTGCGCTGGACGGCAAGGTCTTCGCTCTGGAGGACAAGAGACCGGGGACCAACTTCCCTCCGATCCACCCCAATTGCAGATGCACCACGGTGGCAGCACTCTCCAAGGAGGTCAAGGAGCGGATGCGCCAGAACGCAATCGCCAGCGGTCACGCATCGCCCATCCGCGAGCGCGAGACGTTCGAGGAGTGGAAAGCCAAGAACGTAGATCCCAAGCCCGTCAAGGCTCCGACCAAGCCGACGAGGAGACAGGCGCGTGCGGAAGAGATGCGGAATCGCGGAGTATATGTGCCTCCCCACGAGGTCTATCGCGGAAAGACCGATGCAGAGGTGGCGGCTATGTCCCCACAGGAGCAGAGAGATGCCATCATCAAGATGCGCGACAGGATCGTGGAGGACAGACCCGGTGCCGAGATAACGGCAGACTACCCCAAGGGGTACGACACGGACGAGAAGACCTACTTGGGAACCGTCGACGATATGAGGTCGGAGGCGGAGGGATGGGGTGCGGACTTGACCGAGGACGAGGAGACCGCCCTGCGGAAGTACACGGGTGTAACCTACGGGCGCATCAACCCTATGTGCTACGGCTCGGAGGACAAGATGTGGGCTGATCCGGACGGGAACCCGTTAGGCATCAACGATGGCGATAGACGTGCGTTGCTGACGATGGACATCCCGGCTATGGAGGATATGGACCGCGCCATATCCAAGTTCGAGGTCAAGGAGCCGATGGTTGTCCATAGGGGATCGGGCAACCCATTCGGGATGCCCCCCGAGGAGGCGGTCGGCAAGGTATGGGAATCCAAGGGCTACACGTCCACGTCGTTATCGACGGGAGTCCCCTCGTCATTCGGGCGCGATGACAAGGTTATTATGCACATAATGATTCCGAAAGGAAAGGGTATCGGAGCCTATGTCGAGGATATATCGGCATACCGTAGTGAAAAGGAGTTCATACTCAAGCGTGGCAGCAGGTTCGCCATCGAGAGGGTGGACGGGAACGATGTGTATATGAGGCTGATAGAATGACGAGCAAGTACGAAGAGCTGATGGCAGACCTGCCGTTGAAAGAGGACATCGACGAACTGCTCCGCGACGGATCGCTGACTTGGGACGAGTACAACAGGCTGATGGAGGCTAATGCACGCGCCCAGCGCGGTGGCTCGCTCACACAGGACATCGAGTTCTCATTGGTCGATGACTGATCCCGGCATTTATATCGGAACCACCCCTAAAACCCCTAAAACCCCTTACTTCTGCCCCATTTTAGCGTTATTCGGTATCAGCTTTTAAATTACTTAACACCGTTAACTCAACTACCCAACAAGGGGGTCACACTATGGCAGAACCCATCAACGATGATTCTGGTACTCCGAAAACGGAGGATGTCACGACGTTCACGCAGGAGGACGTTAATAAAATCGTATCCGAGCGCGTGAACAAGCTCAAAGCAACCCAGCAGAGGGAGATCGACGATGCCGTCGCAAAAGCGAAAGCGGAATGGGACGAGCAGAGGAAGATCGAGGCTCTGACGGGGGAGCAGAAGATCCAAGCGGAGTACGATGCCAAGGTCGCAAAGGCTGAGAAAGAGCGCAAGAACCTCGCCGAGGAACTGTCCAAGGCGAAGTCCGAACTCGCTCTCTCGAAAGCCCAAGCCCAGCTCGCATCCCTCGGACTGCCCCCGGACTTCGCCCCCTATGTGGTGGGCGAGAGCGATGAGCAGACATCGCAGAACGTCCAGATGCTCGATGCCAAGATACAGGAACTCGTGGCGCAGAAAGTCAACGAGAGCCTGTCCCGTGGGACCCCCCGTATGAACGGGGAGGGCGCACCCCAGCAGGACGATGAACTCGCCCGGCTGAAGAGGATCGCCCATCTCGCGTAAAGGGGAGGAACACAAAATGGCAACAGGAAACGGCGCATACACAGGAGTGAACTCGCTCCCGAACACAATCGGTTCGGCAGCCGAGTACATCAAAGAGATCATGGACCAGCTCGTCGCGGTCGAGGCGAAGACCTCCGGGATGACCCCCGACCCGGCTATCGTCAAGGCAACCGGACAGGCTGGCTCCGTCTACCTCGCAACCATCGAGACCACAGGACTCGGAGACTACAAGGAGAGGACCGGATACCCCATCGGGGCAGCCAAGAACACTTGGACACAGTACACACTCACTCACGACAGGGGAATCCGCTACATCGCTGATTCCAAGGAGACCATCCAGAGCGGAGGCATCGACACCGCAGTCGCATTCATGGCTGAGGCTATGAGGAGCCACATCATCCCCGAGATCGATGCCACGAGGCTCACGGGAGTCTACACCGCCCTCAACACCGCATCCCTGTCCACCCACATCTCCGCTGAGGCTAACGCTCTCACGGCAGCCAACCTCATCTCCAAGATCATCACGGGTCTGGATGTCATCGCTGACGATTTCGGAACCGACTCCGGGGCTACCGTCTACCTCAACTCCTCGCTGAGGACCCTCCTCCACACGTCCAGCGAGTACACCAAGACCAAGAACATCGGCTCCTCCGACAGGAAATTCGACACCGACCTCTCCGAGATCCTCGGCAACAAGGTCGTATGGGTCCCCAGCAAGAGGATGTACTCCGGCATCACATACCTCGACGGATACACCAACGCATACTCCACCGCATCCACCACCGTGGACTACACCAAGTTCGGATACGCAAAGGACACCACCAACTCCGCCAAGGGGCTGAACTTCGTCATCTGCGCACCCAACACCGCGATGGGAGTCACGGCTATCAACAACCCCAAGATCATCACAAAGGAGCAGTCCGAGCAGTACGATGCGGACCAGGCGATGATCCGCATCTGGCATGATGTCATCGTCCCCAAGAACAAGCAGTACGGCTGCTACGTCAGCGTAGCCAACGCTTGAGGTGGATCGAATGGCATCCGAGCATACTCTGAGGAGGGTGGCGAGGCTCCACGCTCTCGCCCCGTACAAGGGCAAGTCCGATGACGAGCTGGTCATCTACTTGGAGGATGCTCTGAGCGTGTTCCTCGACTATACCCATCGGTCGGAAGACCCCGGGTCCTCCATCGACTCCCTCCTCTGCGACATCGCCAAGATCGGCATCGCAAAGGGGGGAGCCGAGGGAGTGAAGAAAGCCAAGGACGGGGAGTTCGAGCGCGAGTGGTCCGTGGAGACGGGTCTCCCCCTCGAGCTGACCGCCCGGATGAAGATGTACAGGCAGGTCGTTGGCATCAATGCAACCCCTAAACTACGACATCCGCGCGTACTATCGCAAGCACCAGACGGGGACCGAGGTCGAGGACGGGGTCGTTACCCCCACATACACGACCGACGGACCCTACAACATCGCGTTCCGTCCGGGATCGAGGGTCCGCACACTCACGGAGCAGGGCTACACCGAGGCTATGACCTCCCACTACTGCATAGCCGACGGTGTACACGTCTTCGATCCCGGGGACATCCTCACGGACGGGACCGATGACCTCTACGTCATCGAGTCGGTGCAGGACTTCCCCACGGAGCAGACGTTCTACGTCAGGAGCGTGCGATATGGACGATTGGGACAGGCTCGACCAGAAACTGGCATCCCTCGACGGGATGGCTGACATCATCGAGCAGTCCGCTGCTCCGCAGATATGCGAAGTGATGCGCAACTACGCGGTCGACCGTCTGGACGAGAAAGTCTACGACGGGAACGCACGCGCGGTCACGGGCAACCTCCGCAACTCGGTGGAGACCGCTGAGGACATCATCGTCCGCGCCAGCGGAACGTCCGTCGTTATGGGCATCCAGACCTCCGCGCACTATGCCAAGTACATCGAGTTCGGGACCGGGGTCAAGGGATCGGCTGACTACAACGGTCACACCTCCGAGGGGGTCACATTCTCCCCCAAGGCGATGTGGTTCCAGCACAACCCCGAGTACAAGGGCGAGTTCGGAGAGGACAACGACCCGTCCGGGGAGGCGGAGTGGATCAGACGCTATGCCCAGCACCCGAGACCGTTCATGCGCCCGGCTCTGTACGACAACGTGGGGCTATTCGCTGACATCATCGCTGGCGAGATCGCAGGGGTGTTCGAATGATAGACGTGACCGACCAGATAATCGAGATCCTCGAGGGCATCGAGGAGCTTGAGGGCAAGGTCTACCGTCGCTACCCCAAGCACTCCGCCATACCGATGCCAGCCGTCCTCGTGTCGAGGATAAGCGGCTCGACGAGGCTGGCGGATGCCGACGGGTCGGAGATAATCGCATCGCTGACCTACTCCATCGATGTCAACGCAGTAGGCATCAAGGATGCCGACAGGATCGCCTCGGAGGTGGCTGATGCGATGAGCAGGTACAACTTCCACCGCACGGGTATGACCGACTTCTACGATGACGTTCTGAGGGTCTATCGCGTGATCCTCACGTTCACGGGGCAGGTCGACAGGAGAGGAAACACATTCACGGAGAGATGAAAATGGCAACCAGAGCAGTAACCGCGCAGGGAACGAAAGTCGGAGTCGACATCCCTGTAACAACGACAACCTCCGACGGCAACGGTGGAACCACCACGACCACGACCCTCAAGAGGTTCTGGTTCGCCGAGGTCAAATCCACCCCGGAGATCGGGGAATCCCCGAACACCATCGACGTGACCCACCTCGGGAGCGATGTCCACGAGTACATCCTCGACATCCCCGACCAGGCATCCAGCACGCTGACGTTCACAATGAACGCACAGCCCTACACCGCTGAGACCACGTCCTCGCAGGGCGATGCCGTCAGCAACCTCGGTCTCATCCAGCTGCTGAACAAGACCGCGACCTACGAGTTCACGGTCCTGTATCCGCAGAACAGGATCGGGTTCAAGCTGACCGCCCAATGGACTTGGTCTATGGGCGCAGGAGCCGTCGGCTCCCCGATGGACCTCGTCCTCACGCTCATCCCCCGTGGGACTCCCGTCCCCATCTATATGACCTCCACAAAGTACACGGTCTCCTACTCCGCCAATGGCGGATCGGGAACGATGACGGATGCCACCGAATACTCCGGTGGAGATTCCGTGACCGTGAAGACCAACACGCTGACCGCACCGACAGGGTCGGTCTTCGCCTCGTGGAACACCCGTGCGGACGGCACAGGGGTATCCTACGATGCCGGAGACACATTCGCCATCTACGAGGACACCACCCTGTATGCGATCTGGGTCGCGGAGGAGTGAGGATGAGGGCTATCGTCGACGGTCACGACCGCGAGCTGGAGATGGACTTCGATGCCGTCTCGGATTACGAGTCCACCCACCCGGACTGGAGCATCGTTGATGCCATCTCCAAGGCAGCCGACTCCAAGAGGATAACCGATATGTCCCTCCTGGTCGGATTCCTCAAGCTGGACGGGGTTCGCATACCCCCCTCCTACGTCGACTACCTCGACAGGGGTCTGACCGTCGACGATATGCTTGTCGCGTTCCGCGAGGGGCTGACCCTGCTGGGGTTTATCTCAGAGGGCGGTCCCTCAGAAGAGTAACCGATGCGATACAAACCATTTCACTCGTCGAGGGGATGCCCTCCACGGCATCCCCCTCGGCAATCCTTACCGCGTGCGCCATACGTCGCGAGAGGGCGAGACAGGACAAGATAGATGTCGCGCTGGCAACCGCCAATCTGATCCTCGGAGGATTCTCCGGCAAGAGCGACACGCTGGAGAGCGTGCGCCATATGTTCACGGACGAGGAGTACGGGCGGATCGTGGAGGAGAGGAGGCATCGGCAGGACGATGCCGTCATACAGGCTCAGATACAGATGCTCATGCAGAGGGCGAGAAAATGACAGAGACAGTTAAGATCGAGGTCCAAGCGGACGTTACCAATGCCCAGCAGGGGATGGCGAGCCTCCGCGACGATCTCAAGAAGACTAAGAAAGAGGGCGATGCGGTCGGGACCTCATTCGGGGAGATCAGCCGTGGACTCGGGTCGATAAGCCCCCAGCTCGGGCGCGTGTCGCAGAGCATCGGCAGACTGACCGACCAGATGAAGAAGTTAGGGGTGCAGACCGGGAGCAACGGTGCATTCGGTCGCATGACCTCCGGGCTTGGGAAGTTGACCTCGTCCAGCGGATTCCGCAAGGGGGTCGGCATCCTCGGTCTGGGGCTGGCTGCCGGGGGCATCCTGTCCTCGCTCATGGGCGGAGCCGGGAACAACAAACTGGCTGGATTCGACCAGCTCAACGCTATGGGGCAGGAGACGATGATGGACTTCCTGTCGAGGCAGTTCAAGAACCTCAAGACCGACTCCCTCAAGCCCATCGCCGAGGCTACCACGGTCACGGCGGAGAACACGACCAAACTGCTGGACCTATACAGACAGGCGAACCCCGACCTCGCTGGCAACACCGCGACCGACCCCCAGAACATCCCGGAGCAGATCATCGACATCGAGGAGTCGGGGCAGACCGAGAGGACGGACATCACGAAGAAAGGCTGGATGGACATTACAGACAAATTCGGCAATTTCCTCTCCAACTTCGACACGATGATGGGCTGGATGCTGGTCCCCCAAGGGGGGCAGACCTCCAAGCTTTCGGATTCCATCTCGTACACGGGCGATAACAACATCACGCAGAAACTCGTCAACGATCTCAAGGACAAGGTCGACAACGGCACGACTGCATCCAAGAGCCTCCTCGAAAAGCTGGGCGATGCCATCGGGGGGACGGTCAGCACCATCTCCGACTTCGCCAGCAACGCGATAAGCACGCTGACGAGCGTTTTCGATCTGTCTTCGACCACCGCGACCAAGTCGACCATCTCGACCTCGTCCAGCAACCCCCTCGTTAAGTGGGCTTCCCACCTTGCTAACAAGTCCGTCAATGGCGGTCTCCTCAATGAGAGCCTCTTCGGGAGCATCATCGGGATGGGAGGAGGCGCATCCGCCGGAGCATCCGCGACCGCCAAGGGTGCGAGCCTCCTGTCCAAGGTCGGGAGGCTCCTCGGCATCCCCGGATTCGCGGAGGGCGGACTCTTCATGCCCAACCAACCCCAATTGGCGATCCTCGGGGACAACAAGTCCGAGATGGAGGTCGCTGCACCCAAGTCGATGATAGTCGATGGCGTCCGCGAGGCGATGGCATCCACATCGGGATCAGCCACCACTATGAACGACAGGGCATCCCAGCCGATCCCCATCACGCTGGAGCTGGATGGCAAGACCCTCGCGAGGATCCTCTACGACCCGATGTCCAACGAGACCATCCGTCGCAACGGAGGGGTAAGATGACATTCGACAGGACGGTCATCTACATCGAGGATGTGGCGATGCCCACCCCGGCTTATCAAGGATACACCACGAAGAAAGAGGAACTCGTCCGCGCCGAGAGGAACGTAGGCTCCGCCCTGTCGGTCACGGCAGCCGCCTCCTACATACAGGGGTACGGCAAGGGCTACCTCATCAAGAGGCATCTGGCATGGAAGTACACCATAACCGTCGAGTGGAAAGGGCTGACGGCATCCGAGAAGACCCTGCTGATGACCGCCACCGGGCAGATAAGCTCGGACGATGTGGACAAGGGGATGAGGGTCAGATTCCTCGATATGGACACGGACACGTTCATCGAGCGTAGGATGTACCGTGGCTCCGACCAGACGATCTCCGGCTACGGTCTCCTCGACCCGACCACCAATCAGTTCCAGTATTACGACGTGAAGATGTCCCTAATCGAGTTGTGATCCTATGACCTACGATGCGCCAACAGGCTACGAGGACATCAACGGCAACCCAGCCAGAGGGGAGTCCGTCTATATGTCGATGGGCTTTTACATTGACAACACGGCAGCAGATGACATCTCCGAGGTCACAGGGGACTTCCTCGCGTTCAGCAACCCCAGCCAGCTCACGGATGCCGTCTACTCCATCACGGGCGGTCTCGCCCTGTTCGAGGGGGACGGCATCCCCACATCCGAATCCGCAGGGGTCACGGTCGCTCCGATCGTGCCGACCACGTCCGTCGAGGCTGGCATCTGGTCGGACGGGATCAGCGATGCCGACGGCTACATCGACTGGACGTTCACGGTAGAACTGTCGGCAGTCCACTCCTCCGCGCTGACCCTCTACACGTCGGGACCCAACATCCTCGCTGGCACGGTCACGTTCTCCAACGGGGGGACGGAGACGGTCAAGAGCCTCGACCCGGACACGGGATCGGCATCCGTAGCCGACCTTATGACATTCGACACCATCGAGGTCCATATCACGCAGATAGACCAGCCCTACTGCCACGCGAGGATCGCGGAGATCGAGTTCGGGGATTCGGTCACGCTCTCGGTCGAGGAGCTGGCGAACCAGATCACGTTCATCGACGAGATAGACCCCCTCTGGAGGACGATGCCCCTGCAAGAGCTGGACTTCGACCTCATCAACGTCGGGGGGGAGTACGACGAGGACAACCCCAACTCCCTGTTCGGGAGGCTCGCCATCGGGAACCCCATCAACCTCTCGTACACGCTGGGAGTAGGGGAGACGAGGATGACGATCCCGATGGGGAGGTTCGTCATATCCGAGAAAGGCTCCAAGAACAACTGCATCAGCGTGGTCGCATACGATGTCCGCTGGAGGCTGGGGCAGATGTACAACGTCTGGAGCCTCAGCACGTCCGTGGACCTCGGGACCGCCATCTCCGGCATCCTCACGGAGCTTGAAGTCGACCACGACATCGACTCAGCGGTCAGCCAGATCATGCCGACCTCCGCGTACACGTTCACGGACGAGACCTCCGTCCTCTCCGACCTCCACAAGGTCGCACAGGCATACGGGTTGTCCATCCTCCCGGACAGGAACGGGGTCGTGCAGGTGCGCGTGGGATTCCCCTCGGACGATTACGGCACGCTGCCCATCCAGAACCAGCTCTCGTGGCTGGAGTCCAGCCAGATGTCCAGATACAACTACCTCGACATCTCCTACGGCTCGGGTCAGCATCTGACCGTCGATTACAGGGCATCGCCCAACATCGCGAGATCCACGCTGACGGTCTACAACGAGCTGATAACCACGCTGGAACAGGCTGGCGATGTAGCCACGAGGATCGCCACCGCCCTCTATGGGAAGTCCGTCAAGGTCAGATGGGTCAGCGACCCCACGCTGGACCTCTACGACACCATCCGGGTCTACTCGCAGTACGTCGCGGAGACGGAGGGAACCCCGGTGCAGATGCGCCCTATCAAGCGCGAGATAACCTACGACGGCATTCTCAAGGAGGAGACCACCCTCATCCAGCGAGATACTGATATATACATCCGCACCGCCATTAATCCCCTATGGATAGCGATAGATTCTGCTGGCGGTGCGGATGCGCCCTCCGCGATGAGGAGGTCTGCCCCCAATGCGGTCTTATCCTCAGAGCCGACGGCTCGCCAGCGACACCCAGCGCGATGGCTCGCCCGAGGAGCAGCGACCACGGGTGGACCCTCGTCGCATTCGGGTTCCTCATCGTGGTTGTGCTGGTCGGAGCGACCCATCTCGGGCTGATCCCGGGCATCGGGGATGGTGGGGATGACATCACACCCGGAGGGGACTCCACGGACAAGGAGGCGAACTTCCTCTGGAACTATGATTGGGAGACCGAGTCCCGTGGGGATGGGAAGTCCACGGTCACGATGGAGGTCGGCATCAAGAACCTCAACATCGGCACGATGCGGACCTCCGACCTAACGCTACGCTTGGAGACCTCGGACGGCAAGGTCATCGATGCGACCTCGCATCGGTGCGACACGTCGGGGAACATCGCCAAGGGGCAGACCGTCCACTACAAGGCGGTCTTCATCGTTGACGATAAGGATCTCAAGGGTCTCGAGATAAACACTTGGTCCTCCGCAGGGAGCGATTGGGTCCACAGGCTGGACAAGTCGGTCTCCGTGCGCTGATCCTCCCCTTTTTAAACCTATTACCCCATCAGATTTTATTAACGGTGTTAACCATCCTAAACCTATGGCAATCGCATCCATTGTCCTCTCGCTCAATGGGCAGACGTACAATCTGACCCAAGTATCCGGCACGAATGAATGGACGGCATCCGTCCTCGGACCCTCCGACACCTCGGGCAGCCACAACTCCGGGAACGGTCCCGGGGTCGGAGCCAACGCTACCAACGGCTACTATCCCTGCACCATCACGATCACGGACGAGGCTGGCAACGTCACGACCGTGGACTCCACCGACTCCACCTACGGCTCGATCCTCCGCCTCGCGGTCGAGGAGACCACCAAACCGACCTGCTCCATCTCCTACCCGGCATCTGCCGCCTACATCTCCTCAGCCCAGCCGACCATCACTTGGACGGTCAACGATGCTGGCTCCGGGGTCAACCCCTCCGCGTGCTACATCCAGATCGACTCGGGAACTGCCGTGGCGGTCACACCGTCGTTCAACGCTGCCGGGACGGTGGGATCATGCTCCTACCAGCCAGCCTCCGCCCTCTCCGAGGGTCAGCATACCATCAAGGTCTACTGCACCGACTACGACGGCAACACCTCCGTAGATACGACCGTCACGTTCACGGTCGATACCCTGCCCCCGACCCTCAACGTCTCCGCTCCGACCGATAACGTCCTCATCAACACCAGCTCGGTCGCGGTCGTGGGAACCACCAACGATGCAGGGTCCAGCCCCGTGGTCGTTACCATCACGGTCGGCTCCACCGACTACACCCCGACCATCGGACAGGACGGCTCGTTCTCGCAGACCGTCTCCTTACAGGAGGGAGCCAACACCGTCACTATCGTGGCGGAGGATCAGTCCGGCAAGACCACTACCATCACGAGGACGGTCAACGTCGATACCATCGCGCCCACGGTCATCAGCATCACGCTGACCCCGAACCCTCTGGATGCTGGTGCGACATTCGCCATCTCAGTCGAGGCTACCGACCCATGACGGTGGCTCACGTCTGGGGGAGGATCCAAGCACAGGCGGTCCTCCCCATCGCCCACGAGGGGGATGTATGGATGTTCCAAGTCCCCCGGTCGACGGTGGGGAGGGTGGCTGCCGAGTTCTGGGTCGAGGACGAGGCTGGCAACATCGGTTATCGGGCTGCCATCCTCCAGATCGCCCACGGGACGATCAAGTGCATCGAGTGGCTGGAGACGGCTGACATCGTCTCGATCCCCGTCGACAGACCGACGGTCGCGGATGTCAGCACCCGTCCCGGATGCTCCGAACTCCCCCACGTCTGCCCAAGAATGGAGGCTTGAGTATGGATTCGTGCTATCTCGGAGAGTCGTTTGAAAAGAAGTTCAAGGTCAGCAACGGACCCGTCGCATCAGCATCATTCAAGATCTATGCTCCAGACG